GCCAGGTTCGTAGAGGACACTTCCAGAATTGTAGCGGAAAGACTCGGTCCACCGATCGGGACGCTTGAAGATGTCATGAACGCCAGGAGGCAAAGGTAGGGGAAATGGGAAAGCCTAAAAAGAAGACTACCCGTAGATTCATTACCAAGATGATGATCTGCTCTCGGGAGTGGGAGTTGTGGGAAGACCCGAAACAGGGTGGATCTTCGTTCAGCCATGGGGATCCAATGAACCGAAGGAGACGGACGATTGTTCTCGGTACCATTGATAATGATCCCAGGTATACAGCAGAAATGTTGATTCATGAAGTTCTGGAAATCATATTATCGACGGACGAAAAAAGGTATCGTCCAAACTGGCAACAGGCAGGCGACCACAGCCGTTACCTCTTCGTTTTTGATCATGATTATTTTCAAGGAGTTGGTCCGAACCTACTGACGGCACTCCTGGCAAGCGGGATGTTTGAGTTGAAGGGGGCGAAAGATGTTACCAAAGGATGAAAAGCCCTTCCATCCCCATAGGCACGATCCTCGAGAGAAGGGTTGCACCCTCGACTTTGGGAGGAGGTGTAAATTCTTGAGGCCCGGGGACACTTATACCGACATGAGTGGCCGGAGGTACCGAGTGGCCGAGGATGGGAGTTTGAGGAAGGTAAAGGAATGAAATCTAAAGAAAAACCTATTTCTATAGCGGAGGTTTCTGAAATTCTCTGGAATCTTTCGGTCAGGATGGAGAGGATCAAACCTACAAACGTATGTTTCGGTTACGATCCAACACACATGAGTTGCAAGGCTAAAATAAGCATGGCTTTAAAATACCTAAATTCAGCCACAAAGCTATGGTAGCTCAATGAGCTTCGGACTCGGGATCTCATTTGGTCGTCGGTGTAGGAGAAAGCGTTCTCTCGATGAGGTCTATGCAGATGCTCATAGGATTGAAGGATGGGAACGCAAGGAAGATTCTGGTTGGATTTGCGAATACAATCGTCAGAAGAGGATTGTCATATACAGGCCGAGTCAAATAGTACCTATTAGTGCTGAATAACGGAGGAAACATGAAAACGTGTAGTGGTTGTAAATTCTGGATCAAGATTAGAGAAGAAGATGGGGATGGGGATTGTAGGCGAAATCCGCCAACACCATTCCTAAAAATGGCCATAAATCCTATCACCCAACAGCAGGGGATAATCGTACTCGCCTATTGGTCCAAAACGAGGCCTGAACTTTGGTGTGGTGATCGCCGTGGCACACTCATTCGTCGGTTTATTGCGCGAGTTATCTGGTTCTTTTTTGTCCATGTGAAAGCTTCTATAGCCACAGACACGACAACTGCGGAGCAGAGGAGAGAAGAATGTCTAACCAAAGAAAAGTCGAAGAATATATTAACGGATGTCTCTTCGATTCGAAAGTCTTCGCTAAATTAATGCGGGAGAAACGGTTACGGGACCGCAAGGCCTACAAAGGTAGGAGGTTGAGGCATCGAGATGTCACTCGCAGAGATTAAAGAATACGGTAGTGCCGCCTTCCTAAACCCGAATGATACCATCTTCAGAGATGCTATCGGAAGACTTTATCGAGTAAAGGGACCGGTCACTCTAACCGATACACAGAAACAAATCCTCGATGGACATCTTTTGGGAGATGGGCATTTGTTCATGGCCCCCAAAAATAGAACCCCATCACTTTCTGTCACCAGAAAACTTAGCGATGAAAAATATTTGCTGTGGACTGCAAGGCACTTTGAATATTATCTTACAGAAAAATCAATAAGCAAAAGGAATTATTACGATAAGAGAACCAATAAAATCTATAAAAGGATCATAATGAGAACCAGACATTCCCCGGCTTTTTTGGATCACTATCGGAGGTGGTATAAAAACCGTATAAAGGTTTTGCCCATTGATATTATGCTTACCCCATTAACGATAGCTGTTTGGTTCGGAGATGATGGTAGCGTTTCCAACAGAACGAGAAGGGCATTGGATATAAAGTTCTCGACGCATTGCTTTACAGAAGAAGAGGTTTATCGGCTCAAAAATATTTTGGAGCCTCAATTCGGACATTTCTCGGTGTATCGTGAAAAGGATAGGGATCAACACACGTTAAGGGCAATGACTAAAACTGCGAAAAGACTTTTTCAAGCAATAGATTCAATATTCCCTCCACTCGAAAGGAAATCTTCGATATGGCATAGGGAAGGTATAGACCTTTGGAATACTATTACTTACCCCTCCTGCCCATTTTGTGATAGTAACAACGTGTATAAAAACGGGACCCCGAATGGAAGAAGGGTACAAAGGTTTTATTGTAAAGACTGTCATAGGCAATTTTTGAGGCCAGAAGATTATGGTCCCAATAATAGGAAAACTTATGAGCAATAAAAGTTTAGCGGATAGGATCAAAAAATATGAAAGCACGAGTCATTATAGCCTTCTTCATCGAATGCCAGTAATGTTGAGACTTGATGGAAAATGTTTCCACACCCTCACCAGAGACCTCAACAAGCCCTTCAGCAGATCCTTCATCGACGCCATGGTCTCCTCTGCCTGCGAGGTCGCTAAGGAAATGCAAGGATTCAAGGTTGGTTATGTTCAATCAGATGAGGCGACTTTCTGCCTCACCGACTACGACAGACTGGAGACTCAGGGATGGTTCGATTACGATCTGGCGAAGATGGTCTCGATATCGGCAGCCCTCATGTCGGTAGCCTTCACGAAACAGTCCTACGCAAATTCCTGGATTGATTTTCGAGATGTTGAAGGATTTCCAGTCTTCGACAGCCGAGCCTTCTCGGTACCTCCGGATGATGTGGTGAATGCTTTCCTCTGGCGGGCCAAGGACTGGGAGCGGAACAGTCTCCAGATGTACGCAAGGTCCTTCTTTTCGCATAGTGAACTCATGAACAAGGGACATGAGGAGATTCACGAGATGCTCCATGGGATCGGTAAGAACTGGGCGACGGACCTGACGGACCAGGAGCGTAATGGGACATTTTTGATTTTGGGACCCAAGGGAATTGAGACACGGACAGATGTTCTTCCGACCTATCAGGCCATTAACGAGGCTATTGGAAAGCTATTCGAAAAGGAGTGAAGTGAAGACAATATCTATCCCAGAAATAAAGCTGCCGGTGACAAAGTTCTTCTTGTCTGCCCACGTTTATCATCCATCACACGGGCCGCAGGTTTGGCCGTGGTGGAAACTCATCTCATGGAAGTTTGTGAAGAAAACCGTGCAGCCTCCTTCGACGGGATATGGGCTTTGGGTCTATACGAGGTGGGGAGCGATGGCACCGGTGGAGATCTATTTCGACAGAAGATCCCAGAGGGAGAACTAATGGGTAAGTCCAACCACCAGAAACACGGTTTTGTCATACTTTCGAAAGCCTTTAGAAGGGATAAGGTTTGGGTCGTGGACAAAAAGTTTATTAGGAAGATCAAAAAGTCGGCAATTTGGAATGGGAGACCTTACAAAGGTATTTTTAGAGGGGAAGTAGGAAGAGTTGAATCAATTCGACTTATCGAAGCGGGAGGTTGAAAATGTTGAAGATTTTATCTCTTTGTCTCGGAGTTTTTCTAACCGGTGGGTTGGCAGGGTATGCGGTTTCCATTGGTGGGGATAAAGGTTTCTGTTTGGCTATAATTTCTATCATTATTGGTGGAATTATTGCGTTTCGAATAACGTGGGATTAGAGGTGCCAGATGCCAGAACCTATCGTAACGAAAAAAAAGCTTGACAAATGCGTAAAAGCAAAGTATAAAGGCCCATCAGATAATGTGGGACCAGCAGAGGATATTCATGAGGAAGTGGTAACGGTCAAAAAAAAGGAGTTAATCGATGCACTAACAATCTTGGAGGGAGCTAAACGGGGGTTAAGAAAGATTTTAGATAGACATAGGACGTAAGTCCATCCCTAACTCTCAAATAATACGCGAGAACAAAGGGGCACATGGTTCAAAAATCATGTTGCCCCTTTTTTTATTTCTGGTATACGCAAATGCGTAGGGACGATTAATGGCGCTTGACAACAAGGAGGCAATCAACAGAGCCAAGAAGAACGCACAGGGTAGGGATTATTATCATGCGCACAGAGAGGCATTATCAGCCAAAAGAAGAACTAAGGAATACCGAGCATATGTTCGGGAACTACGCCTTAAAAACCCAGAACACTACAATGCATGGCAGCGTGAATGGAGAAGGAATAACCCGGACAAAACAAGGGAAATTGATAGAAGAATCCGTCCAGGAATCATAAAGAGGCAGAAAGAGAAACGTGACACGAATGCCGAACAAGGCCTTTGCCGATGTGGAAAAGTTAGAGAGGACGAACAATTTAGAACATGTCGTATTTGTCGTGATAAAGGAAGGGCCTATCACCAAAAGACAGGTAACCACAAACAACGAGAGCGTTACCTTCATACGGTGAAAGGTGTTTTTCGAGTCCAAAAGAGAAAATATCCAGAAGATGGAAAATGTGAACTTAATGGAGAATCTGGAAGAAGACTCGCTTACCACCACTGGGACGATAAGTGCATGAGTAGTGGGATATGGGTTTGCCATTTGTGCCATAGGTTCGTGGAAGCGATAGACCAAGGATGGCATCTTAGCTTATTAGGAAAATATCTTCGCCTAAAGGAAGAGATAAATAATGGGAAGTGATTCAAATACTCACGGTTGGGATGATCAGGAACTGGAAGAGCGTAGCGAAGAAGCAGCCGTCATTGGTGAAGAGAATCCAGACCAGTTTGTAGATTTTGCCCACAGTTGTATCAAGGAAAGTGAAGACGCAAATTTGGAAGTCAGATATCTCTGGGATCAGTGCTACAGGGCCTACCGTGCACAGATAGATTATTCCGAGAAAGAGGATTGGCAAGCCAAGATGGTGACCGGTGATATGACAGCCACGGTAAAGCAGGGTGTAGCCGTCATCCGCAAGGCACTCAGACAACCGGACTGGTATTCCATTGAGGGAGTAGGTGACGAAGATAAAGAGATCGCCGCTTTTTTCCGGGATGCCTTGACTATTTGGCTAAACCCACAACATGCACGGCTCGACACTGCATTCTCTGATGGGTCCGAACTCGGTTTTGCTATAGGTCAATCCCATGAGATGATTCCGAGGTGGGTCCCCGGTAAGGGATTGGTTTTTTCTCTTGTTCCTCCATGGCAGATCTATCGTGACCCAGATGCGACGCCACGAGAGCCATGGTCTGGAGATTACTGGGATCATGTGGAATGGCTTGATTTATGGAAAGTTAAACAACTTGGTGGTCGGTATGTTCGATTAGATGAAGTCACAGCCAATGAATCAGCTTGGGGGAAGGAAACTGCGGAGAAGCGGGCTCGTAGAAAAGGTCAGTATTACCAAAGAACTACGTTTAGACATGCCGTGAGGTTGGTTGAGCATTGGGGAGTGGTTTTGGATAAACAGGGAGAACTTCTTCTGGATAATGCCAGATTTACCGTAGCTGGAGATGTTTTGATTAGAAACCCGGAACCCAATCCTTTCGTTACAATGAGATGGCCAGGAGTATCTTTTTCTCCCCTTCCAGACCTATTTGCGTTTGAGGGACATGGCGTTATTGAGACCTCCCTTCTCCTATGGCTCAATACCTGCAATCTAATGAGCCTACATATTGATGATCTGTCGTGGAGGGTCAATAAGTTGCGCGAGTTAAACCGGATGGATCTCGAGGACCCCACAGACGTAGCAATGTGGCCTGGTAAGACGGTTCTAAAAAGTCCAAACGCGACGGCGGGCCAACAGGTGGTCAAGGAGGTCTACACAAGTCCGTCAACTAACGAGACTCTTGCCACGCTTCAGCACTGGGACCAGCGCCGGGAAAATTCTTCATTTGTAAATCAATTCGTTGCGGGCCAACGTGGGACACGGACCCAGATTACCAAAGGCGAAGTAGACCTGAAGACCAGCCAGAGCATGACCATATTCGACAGTATAGGGGAAGATATCGAGGAGGGGGCTATCAATGTGATCAGGGCCGCCCTTGAAGTTCTTATACTGAATTGGTCCGAATATTCTAATCCCACCATCAGTAGAGTCATGAGCAATAACCCTGCCGCAGCGAAGTTTGCTGCAATGCCTATAGAAGCAAGGAAAGAAATGCTTCGTGCGAATTGTGACATTAAAATTTCAGGAATATCGGCACAGATCAAAAATAGCGAACTTGTGCCACGCCTTCAGTGGATGATGGGAAAGGCCGAGCAATCGGCATTTGCAAAATATTTTAAACCCTTCAGACTACTCAAGAAATCAATCAATGCGCTCGGTTTTTATGAGCCCGATTTTATTGTCACGGATGATCAGGCAGAAGCCATTGACCTCGTTGAAGAAACCCTAAAGAAAGTTGAGGAGGCGGCGGCACAACAAGCCGGAGGCGTGACTGCCGGTGGGAATGGGGGAGCTGGTCCGGGAGTGGTTGCCCAGCCAGAAGTGAGTGAACTCGGGAATAAATCCGTAGTTGAAGGATAGGAGGGATTAAAATGATTGAGCATAAAAAGGTATTTAGCTTTGGGACAACCGGATACGTTGAACAAACATCAAAATTTACAGATTTACCCGATGGGTTAACTCATACCTTTGTCATCGTGGCGGGAGCTACTTCGAATAACGTGACGTATACGCTAAGGCTAAGGGACTATGCCGGTAATGTATTATTTACAAAAGCCAGTATCGCAGATGGCGGAACCACCATCCTTGGCCCAAGTTCGACAGAAAACCATGAATGGCCATTTACGAATGGTGGGAGCATTGGAATTGAACCAAGTGGTGATGCTGGTGCTACTCACCCCGATGTGACGGTCCAGGTTTATGCGGTGAAGCTATAATGTCCAGACCAGGTGCTAAATTTTTTATGTTAAGGAATCGTGGGATAGTTGACTCTGCCGATGGAGGCCAGATTATAGATAGTACAGGTGCAACCTTTAATCGTGGAGACTTCACGAGCGGTAACGCCTTCTTCTGGAGTTCAATTGATTTGGGCTGGTATGCGGGTGCATATCCAGGTAGCACTCCTTTCTACATCGAACTCCTCGATGCCGCCGGTAAGAAAGCCACTGGCTACATTGGAGCAGTTGGGGCAGGGGAGACGTTGGGAAGTGAGTTAATAACAGATTGGCCTTTCAATACCTTTGACACATTCACTTCTGTCGGAAAAGATATTACAAGTGCAATCGACGCTAATGCAGCATTGGATGAATATACTTATTCTAATCTTCTCGGATTTTCCCTGAATCAATTAATGAAACTTGTCACGGATATTACGTTAAATTCTGGAACGGCTCCAATTATATACTGTGGGAATACAGGTCTGAATTTTAGTGATAGAACACTTACCGATGAAACTTTATACTTTTCAATAAGGGAAGTTGGGGGTAATAAAGAAAGAATTTGGGTATATGAGGGGGTGGCTGCGGTCTGCAATTTGAGTTGTATATTTTCTATAAAACAAATCACCGACCCTCCCTCAACCGCTATCCATATTGTCTCCTCTCTCAATGGTACAACAAGAAATTGGGCAAGCATAGAGAGTGGGTTTGATCCGAATACGATTACGAGTTGAATAATCAAGGGGTATTAAAGATCACGGGCACGGTCAGGATCTATTACGAATTGACGAGATACATCTACGGGGTCTAAATGTTAAACATTTTTTTAATCATTCTTTTTCTAATTACTTCCAGCATTGCCGGATATTTAACCTGGCTTATTGTTTAT